GATTCAGAGCACAAAAACCAGCAGAGATGGAAGTCATCTCGCCAAATTATGAGGCATTCAGCACACCATTCTTGAAAGTTGGTGGCGCAAACCTTTCTTTGCCATACGTCAACGGCAGATACACCACCGCTGGATGGATTCCATTTGGACAAGACAATATGTATCCAGAGCTGCTCAATCAAATGGTGTTCAGCTCGCCACTTCATGGTGCCATCGTGGACTATAAGACCAACGCTGTCATTGGTGGTGGCTTCAATATAAAAGTTGATAGTGCGACTGCCAAGGATTTACTTGACCTTTACACATTCGAGAAGAAAGTAAACATCAAAAAGATTGCACGAGCAGTTACCGAGCAGTTGGTTGTGCACAATCGTGTATACTTCCGCCTGGTATTTGATGAGAAGATGAAGCTCAAGAGAGCTCATAACGTATCGCCTGAGAAGGTGAGACGTGGACGTCAGCACAATCAGTATTTCATCTGTGAGGATTGGTCGGCTCGAATCAACGTGCAAGAAATCAAGAAGCACCACCCGACTTGCACTGACACAGAGCAGTTGTTCGTCTATGAGGTTGAGACTCTTGGTCAAGATTGGTATCCGCTTCCGAAGTACAGCTCTGCCCTTAACTTTGCATTTTTGAGTGGCGACCTTTCATTTTTTGCAAAGAGCAACATTCAGAACAGCATCTTCCCATCGTTTGCGATCATGTTCCCAAAACGTCCGCAATCAGAAGAGGAAAAGAACGTACTGAGAAACACCATCGACAAGCTCAAAGGAGCTCAGAACGCTGGCAAGACTGCCGCATTTTTTGCCAACTCACAAGACCAGCTTCCAAAGATTGAGAGCATTCCAACCAACTCGAATGACAAGCTCTTCCAGGAAGCATCTGCACTCAACACAGAGCAAATCTGCTTTGCACATACCATTGACCCAATCTTGATGGGTGTGCGCACCACTGGCTCACTTGGTTCTGGTAGCGATATCAAGCAAGCCTACATAATCTTTGAAAAGAATGTTGTGATGCCACTCAGAGAGCAAGTGCAAGATATCTTCAATGAGATTCTACACATCGCCAAGCTCGGCTTTGCTGACTTTACTATCAACAACTTCCAAATCATCAATGAAACCATTGTTGAGCGTGATGAACAAATGGCGCATATTATTGATTCATTAAATAGCCTTGAGCCATCAATTGCTCAAAAAGTTATTGAACAAATGACGCCAAATGAATTAAGAGCACTTGCTGGACTTCAACCAATTCAAGAACAAATACCTCAAGCATAATGTTGTATTTTATCACAGAGAACTATCTCAAGACCAACACACCAATCACTGCCAATGTGGATGTGACTGATGTATTCCCATATGTAGCCACTCAAGCACAGCTCAGAGTGATGCCGATATTGGGCACCGTATTCTACAACCATTTGCTCGATGCTTACAACAACCAGACGTTGACACCTGAAGAGGAGCAGCTCGTTGCATTCATTCAGCCGGTCATCGCTTGGAGGTCTGCTGAAGATGCTGTCTTTGGCTTGACGTATCAGCTCAAGAACAAGGGACTCCAGCAGCAGAGTGGTGACTTCTCTCAGCCAGTAGGGCGCAGTGAGGTGGCATTCGGCATGGAGCACTTCGCTCAGAAGGCATCTTTCTTTGAGATGCGCCTCATCAGATACCTGGTGAAAAACAGAGCAGAATATCCTATCTTCATAAGCCATGAGAATCGTGATACCGACCTTCGCCCACAAATTGAGTGCGTGCAGTGCATCGGTGATTGCTTCATGAATGGTGTGTGGAATTGTGGATATCCACGCAACAACGGATACAACAATCAAATTCTTGTCATCTGATGAAAAACAGCCTATTCATTTTGACCGCTTCATTCCTCACCATACTCTCACCAGTACAACCAATGGTATTGATTGCCATTCTTGCCATATTCATTGATACCATATTCGGAGTATGGCGAAGCGTAAAGAAAGGAGGCTGGCAAGCATTCAAATCTCGCAGACTATCTGACACCATCGGCAAGTCATTGCTTTACTCTGGCGGCATCGTGTTCACATTCTTGATTGAGAAGTACATCGCTGGTGATATCATCGCTCACTTCATTTCGGTTGAGCTTATCATGACAAAATTTGTGGCTTTCTTTTGCGTAGTGGTTGAGGTGAAAAGCATCAACGAATCATATGAAAGCGTAACTGGCAAGAACATCCTTGCTGCGATGCGTAAATTCGTCACACGATCAAAAGAAGAACTCGAGAAATGGAAGTAACTCCACTCGACTGACCACCATAGGTGAGCACCGAGAACCCCCCGATGATACTGTTGTCGGGGTTTATTAAAGTCCAGTTTATTGGACAAAAAACTTGACAAATGGAATTAGACATCTCAAAAATCAAGCAAGTCAGGCTCAAAGAGTCGCAGTACTTTGCCGAGGAGTCAGCCAAGACTCAAATCTATTTGCACCACACTGCTGGCAACGGCAATGCAGAGGCAGTCAGTAGGTATTGGAACGGCACCAGCGACAGAGTAGCCACTGCTTTTGTGGTTGGTCAAGATGGATTGATTGTTCAGTGCTTCTCATCCAAGCATTGGGCGTGGCATCTTGGCATCAGCAAAGCAGAATTCAAAGGTCAAGGTGCCAAATATCAAAATCTTGACAAGGCTTCTGTTGGAATCGAGGTCTGCAACTGGGGATATCTCAAGGAGAAAGATGGTAAGTTCTACAACTATGTCAACACTCGAGTGCCTGACTCTATGGTGACCACCTTGGACGAGCCATTCAAGGGATTCAAGCATTGGTACAAATACACAGATGCACAAATTGAAAGCACTCGCCAGTTGTTGGTCTATCTCTGCGATACCTATAACATACCAAGAGAATATAGAACGCAGATATTCTCGCTTGACAAGGAGGCATTCAAGGGCACTCCTGGTATCTATACTCACAATTCGGTCAGAAAGGACAAGAGTGACATCTATCCGTGCCCGAGAATGATTCAAATGCTTGAGAACTTATGAAGAATTTAGTCACCATTCTGTCACTAATTGTGACAATATTTGCGACAAGTTGCACAGCCAACTACCATGTGCAGAAAGCAATGAAGAAAGGATACCGCTGCGATGAGGTAGGAGATACCATCCGTATCACATCAATCGACTCGATTCCATACGTTGTAAACGATTCAATCTATTGGGAGAAGGTATTGGTCCAGAAGGACACCATAGTGCGCTATAAGACGTCCTATGTGCCCTTGACGAGATACCAGGAGCGCATTCGGTATAAACTAAAAAGAGATACTATCCACCAAGTGCAGAAGATTGAGGTGGCGAAGTACAAATCACAGAAGGAAAAGCCTAATTTTTGGGTGCTGATTCTCGGCTTTGTGATTGGTATGGGTACCATGTACCTATTTAGATACTCTAAATCCACACTATGATATTAAAAAAGCACGCCAAGAACATCCACGAGCTTCAACTCGATGGCAACTTGGTGAAGATAGCGATGCTATCAGATGTCCATTGGGACAATCCAAAAAGCGATTGGAAGCTGCTCAAGCGTGACCTCGACTATTGCCTGGAGCACAACATCCCCGTGATGATTAATGGCGATATGTTCTGCCTCATGCAAGGGAAAGGTGATCGCAGAGGAAACAAGTCAGACATCCGACCAGAGCACAACAATGCAAAGTACTTGGATAGTGTGGTTGAGACAGCTGTTGAATGGTTTCTTCCCTATGCTCACATTCTGACGGTAATCGGATACGGCAACCACGAGACCGCAATCATTAAGTATCAAGAGACAGACCTCCTTCAGCGATTCGTTGACCTCCTAAACTACAAAGCTGGCAGCAATGTGTTCACCGGTGGCTATGGTGGTTGGCTTATTGTTCGTCAGACATTCAATGGCAACGTGCAGATGGCTACCAAAATAAAGTACTTTCACGGCAGTGGTGGTGGTGGTGTGGTGACCAAGGGAGCTCTCAATTTGACTCGAGCTCTCGAGATGTATGAGGACTTCGATGTGTTCACTATGGGTCACATACACGAGAATGCTGCCCGAAATGATGTGCGTGACACCGTTACCTTCCATTCAAAGACCGGATATCGCCATCAACACAAAGATATCCATCTCATGCTCACTGGTACCTACAAAGAAGAGTATGGTGATGGCTCAAAAGGGTGGCACGTTGAGCGTGGTGCTCCCATCAAGCCAACTGGAGGACGTATCCTAACCATTGAGTGCGGAAGATATGAGGAGAACAAGATGAAAAAAACCGCCAAGTCTATCGATTCAATTAAATTTCCTTTGTAACTTAGTGCCGTATTCATAATACGTTGTTTTAGGGGAGCTTTCGGGCTCCCTTTTTTCGTATTATAATAGGATATTTGCAACTATTTGCGTACCTAAT